CATCCTCTACCCACGCGAAGGCTGCTGGGTCTATATCAGCAGCGTGCTTGAGCGTGCCCATTGACACTACTCGTCGTGTGATCTTTGCCGTGCTCTTAAAACTTGACGCTGAGATATCAAACGTCAAGTCGAACGGGCTGATGCGGTGCGCTCGGGGTCCATTGTAGATTGCTACAGTGAGACCGTCGGGGGTGACGTGTACATCGTTCTCGTACGTGACTTCGCCAAACGCATTGCCGTAGTCAATGTAATCGTAGAGCAGATCGCCTATCACCCGCTTGAATTCTGATTCCCGAATCTTCTGCTTCATGTACGCTTCGATGAGGGTTGCGTTTGCTAGCGTAGCCCCATCCTGCGTGGCCGCCTCCCACTTGAACCAGTTGTCATTAGGGAACAGTGCAGCCATATAGTTGGCGTGCAGGTTGTCCCGTAACTGGCAAATCTTGGGAATGGACGTCGTGTTCTTCCACGGCAGCGTCTTGTTCGTTGTCTGCGAAGTGTCTGTCTGGAAGACGTAGTTCCGCAGCTCCTTCGCGTCTTCTACCCAATGGCGGCGACTAAGGCGCCATGTCGTGTATTTATTTGTTACGAAGTCCGATAGATCATCGTGCCGCATAAGCGTATTGATCTCTTGTACGGCTTTAGCAATTCTAGGCATTAGGCTGCGACTCCTCCGAATCTAGGATGACTGACGACGGTACTACGAGGGCGGCGCCTCTGAGCTTTATTAGGTACACGGATAATTCCCATGACGGAATGGAGGGCATCTTTGATATCATCAAATGCAGGATTGTATTGGATAAGCTCCTGCTCCAGTTCTTCGCATAGTCCACCAGCATAGTGCCAGATTGAATGGTTCTCATACCTAGGTGTAAGAGCAGCATGTATCCGTTCCTCCTTTGTACCCATCGTGCGGGTTGGCCGAAAATCATCGACTGACAGCAATAATCCGTCGCGGCGGATATCATCCTTAATCCGCTCCGCGATTACCGCTTGACCAGCCGTGACTTCGGCCCGTATTTTTCTGAACCCCCACTTCATGTGGGCGTCGTAAATCATTTGATAGTAGTCGGCGGTTTTGTTCGTGCGCTTGCGCTTAATGTCAAGGACATAGACATTACCTTCTGCATCAACACCAACAACGACCACGACTGTGTAGTCGGCTGTTTTGCGAAGAGAGAAAGCAAAGTCAACTGCCGCGAAGATCGTAAGTGGTTTGCCGTTAAAGGTCCAGACGCCATCTCGCTTCCTGAGAAATTCTCTATCATAATGCTGGAAGTACTCACTACTTATCGCCTCTGAACCCGGATCGTTAGGGTTGTTGTAGTACTGTGCGTAGTACTGGGTGCGGTCCAGATACTGGCCTCGTTTGAGAGCGAGTATCTTAGCGTTGAAACCGAACCATCTACCGTCGCCCCGTTGCTGGCGGGGCCATAGGTACTGGCCCGTGCCATCTCCCATGTCCTCTACTTCTTTCTGCCACACTTCATAGATAAGCTCAGAGTCGATGACTTCGCCATCCTCTGTAACCACATCTTTAGTCGCTGTAACGAGCGTCCCGTAAAGGTCTTTCGGATGGTATCGTGTTCCCACGATCCATTCTTGAGCGTCAGTGGTCTCGATTGACGACAAGAGAGAGTACTGGGACTCAACCTTTTCCCGTCCATCGTTGGTGTAAGCGTTCTCCTTGATGACAACATCATCGAGTACGGCGATGTTGCAATGGAGTCCTGTAATCTGAGTTGTAAGGCCAGCAGCATAGACAGTCGAGTCACGGACCCCTTCGGCTTTCCGCAGCGGATGGTCAACCATGATCTCTGTGTTGGTCCACTTCTCACGCTTGCCCTCGTCTGGATGGATCATGTCCGGCCAGTACTTACGGTACTTCGGATGTTCAAGGATGTCCTTGATGAACTTAAGCTGCTTCTCTGCGAGTCCGGAGGTGGCGCTGATGTACAGCACCGTCACTGCGGGGTTGCGCGTGATCTCCCACGCTACGCGGTAGGCAACCATTGTACTCTTCTGGTGATCCCGTGGCAGTAGACACATCTGATGTGAGCCTGCTCCGTCGCGGAGCCACCACTTGATAAGGTCTCTGTGTGCGTGCCCGAGCACCCGGTGGGGCGCTACAAGGGCTATGAATGTTAGGAGATCATCCTCGGCTGCCTGCCGGATGTCATCCGCAGTAACCTTGGGCATTAGGGTATGCTCAGTACTTGCATTCTTTGATTGGCTGATCCTGACTTCAAAGAATCACCCAGAGTAATATCGCCATTATCATTGCGGTATTGGAATCCTGCTGGGACAAAGAAATTTGATCCCGCGTTTAATAGGGGTCCGCTTGTGTCCTGAAACTCTACCACTGACGACATATCAAAAGGATTAGCAAACTCCCATGACACTAGCCGCTTGTCAGAATTTCGTGCTGCGTACAAGAACAATCCATCTCCCGATATACAAAAACCTTGTATTCCGCCTGTATCTGCAATGGGATCAAAGTCGAATCCCGCAACTGCACCTGTTAAAAGAGATGGTTGCGGAAGTGCATATTTTCGTATGGATGGTGTCGCGCCGCCTAGTGCCACAAAAACTGATTCTTCATCTGGACCATACCTTGATATACCACCGCCAGCCCCGAGAATTGTAAGTGCAGAATTTGTTACTAGTGCCGAAGTCGAAATATCGTGTACTGTTCCTAGTGCAAAGGTTTGCAGAAACGTATTGCCGCCACTAGAAATACCGCGTAAATACCCTGTTCCATCAGCGAATATTTGTAAGCAGTTTCCGTTCGTGCCTTGAACTGGAGTGTTCTGAAAGGTTCTACGGTTAGTCCAAGTGCTAGGTGCGCCGGGATCGACCGACCATGCAGGAGACACATCGTATTGATCGTACCTTGGTGACGTGCTTCTGTAGGTGTAGACTTGCAGTCCGGACTGATCCCACCAGATATCGGAGCGTGTTGAACCGCTTACACCTTCGGGATTATTTGTGACTCCGTTTGATACGTAGTTGTCAGCACCTCGGCCTGCGACGATTGCTGCTTCTAAAGCAAAGTCAAATGGCTCTGCTGCATTAACTAGCCCTACGCTGTCAAGGTACAGTCGCCACATATCGTCAGTCGATGTCGCTAGTATCTTGTCATCGGACAGGCTTAAGAACTGGCCCAGTGCTCGACGGAAGTCTCCGTCAACACCAAAGCCAAAGGGACCACCCTGCGCTGCTATAGCGTCGATGATCCGTTGGTCGTCCGCGCGGGGCGGAAAGATGTGTGCGCCGTCTGATGCTGTCATGCTGCTTTGATACCTATACGTTCTGCGTCTGCGGTGAGGTCTTCAGACTCCTGCTGGAGTCGTCTTAGGTGCGTCGCTTTTTCTTCTTTCGACGGGCGCCCTCTTTTTTTGACTTCTTTTTCTTCCTCGCCCCACCTTTCCGCGAGGAACTTCGTGGCTGGGAGTGAACGGGCATTGGCTAACCTCTTGGCTTCGTAGTAGCGCTCAGAGTCAAGTTTGATCTTGAGTTCCTCCCGCCATCCTATTACGTGTTCTTGAAACCACTTAGCGCTGCATAAAGCAGTCCAGTGGTCCCAGCTCCCGAGAAGCCTGATTGCGACTTGATATTCTGTGGGGTCGCTTATCTCCATGTACTTCTCGTAGAGACTGATGTATGTCTTGCCGTCCCGCTCTATGGGCCGCTTCTTCAAAGTGAAGTGGGCCGGATACGATTCGTGTCTGCGCTCCCAGAATAAGGACTGGGTCCGGAATCGACCCTGAGAGTCCTTGAGCTGATCAAAGATTTCCGGCCCAACTTCGTCAGGCGGGTCACCCCCTACGGGGGTGTCTGGCAATTGATTGATGAGATGATCCAAATTCATTCAATCTCCATGTGGAAGCTCGGGTGGGATTCGAACCCACGATCTCTGGGATATGAACCCAGCGGGGACGGCCTCTCCCCTACCGTGCAGTCGTTACAATAATGTAGACGGCAGACGGGAATCGACCCGTCATCACTGTGTG